ATATGATACTTGGGCAGCAGGTGTAGCAGTAAAAGTAGCTTTCGGTAACAGTACTAAAAGTTGGTATGGTCAAGGAATCATAAAATCTTTATCTATTGATGCAGGTGTTGAAGAAAACGCAACTTACTCTATTACTATCCAAGGTACAGGAGCATTATTAGAAGCATAGTATTAACTTTTAAATCCATTAATTATGGCAATTCAAAACGCATCGGATTTATTGGTTTATATCAAGACAGGTGTAGCACTTAAACAAATTACTAGGATTAAAGTATTGACTACCTCTCCATTATCAACTACAGGAGCTTTAAAGATAAATAATGTAACTAATGTAAGTGGACAAGTTTTTGATGATGTTGCAACAGGGTCAACATCAACAAATAATGGTTCTTCTGTTTTAAGCATAATTACAAATAAATTACAAGAAAGTGCATATGGTTACACAATTTCAAGCGAATCTACACAAGGAGATTATACATATAGAGATGTAACTAATGGTGGAACAGGTTTAGTTCCTACATTAGAGATAATTAATAATACGGGAATATTAAAAGAAGATTCTGTTGTTATAGAGATAATGACACCTGGTTCGTCTGATATACTTGACCCTGTGGCATTTAGTACATCAGCTTCGTTTAGTACTAATACAGATTTAATAGATGTTACTACAAAAGATTCTGAGGGGTGTTCAGAATCAGTAAGTGGTTTAAAGTCTTTTGAGTTATCGACTGAATTATTGCAAAATCTTAATCCTGACCATCCTATAGATGGAACTGATTTTTTAAATAAACTAAGAAAAAGAAGAACATACAATATATCTTTTTCTGATAGAATTAGAAATATTCTACCAACTAATCTTACAACAAGTGGCGTAGGAGGATTTTTTCTTGCTGAAATTACTCAAGTATCAGGACAAACTGATCCTTTTGGAGGAACAACAGCATCAAGCATACAAGCTACAAGTGCACAAAATGATGCTTTAAAAATCCAATTTTCTGCTGGTAGATTAGAGAATAAAAAGCTTTCTTGGTCTTTTTATGTTAGAGGTGATGGTACTACTACACAAGCAACTTGCAGAATTCAAAATGTTAATCCATCAGATTGGACTAGCAGAATTATTAGTGGTAATGGTACAGAAACAATTTCACCTTATCCATCAGGAGACGCTGTTTCTTATAAAATAGAAAATTTAGATACAACTTGGTGTAGAGTAGCTGTAGAATTTCCTAGTCCAATAAATATAACGGGTAACGCAAGTCAACTTACATTCTTTTTATATCCAGGCTTATCAAAATCGCAAAGTTCATATCCTAAAGTATTTACATCATCTTGGCAAATAGAACATAGAGGAAGTGCATCAGATTATCAAAACCCTACAACTATAACTCGTTGGCAAGGAGAGGCTCTTGTAACATCTATTGATTTTGATGCAGGAGTTGAGGATAATCTAACTTGTTCGGCTACATTTACAGGTACAGCAACTAACACTTTGTACACTTAAAATATAGTTTATAAATCAATTAAATTAAATTAAAAAATGAAAAAGGTAGAAATAGGTGGTCAAGAGAGACCAATTAGATTTAGTTATTTAGCTTTAAAAGACATTTGTAATAAGTGTGGTTTAAAGTTAAGCGAAATGAATCAATTAGGTTCGGAGATAGACCACATTGGGATTATCACTTATTATGGATTAAAGTATGGTGCTAAGAAAATAGGAGAGCCATTTAAGTACAAGATAAGTGATATTGAAAATTGGTTAGACAATGAGGAATTTTCTAAGATAAATGAAATCTTTGAAGCTTTCCAATTAGACCAACCTCAAGATGAGGGAAAGTAGTTGAGGGAGAGGAAGTCGATAAAGAATCGGGTGAAATTAATTGGGATAAACTCGAACAAATAGCTTTAGGTAGGATGGGGATGAGTTATGATGAACTTTATAACTCTACCCCACGAAACTTCAACAACAAGTTAATTGGTTTTAACACTTATCAAGAGCAATTAATGCAAGATAATTGGGAGAGAACTAGAATTATAATTCATTCTACATTATCACCACACAGTAAGAAGAGGTTAAAACCAAAAGAGATACTACCTTTCCCTTGGGACAACAAATATAAAGTTAAAAAACAAATTGCTACTAAAGAGCAAATCCAAGAGGCTCTAAAAAGATACGAAAAAATAGAAGCTAAAAAAATCTAGTTATAAAATGGGTGGAGTTAAAACTATATCGATAATTGTAGCTGCTAATATCAAAGGCTTAGAGGCTAGTCTTGGTAAAGCAAATAAATCAATAGCAGGTTTTGCTTCTAACGCAGCTCGTGTCGGCTCTATGCTGACTTTTGGTGTTACAGCACCTTTAGCTGCTATGGGTAAACAAGCCTTCGATACGTTCTCTCAATTTGAGAATAGTATGATGAAAGTTAATGCTGTAACTGGTGCTACTACCGAAGAATTTAAAATGCTTACAAAAGAAGCTAAGAGATTAGGTTCTACTACTCAATTTACAGCATCTCAAGTAGCCGACTTACAATTAATATTAGGTCGTAAAGGATTCAATCCTGATGCGATACAAGGTATGACTGAGTCTATATTAGACCTTGCCTTAGCTACAGGAGAAGATTTATCTCTAGCAGCAGAAGTTGTTTCAGCATCAATAAACGCTTTTAATTTAGAAGCCGATGATGCTGCTCGTATATCAAACACACTAGCATCAGCAGCCTCAGATTCATCAATTCAATTAAATACATTTGCAACAGCCTTTGGTCACGCAGGGGCATCAGCTCACGCAGTAGGAGTTAACATAGAAGAATTATCTGCGATGATGGGTGTCTTAATGGATAATGGTATTAAGGCATCTAAAGCAGGTACAGGACTTCGTAAAATATTTATGAAGTTAAATGAAACTGGTACAAAGTTTTCTAGTGTACTAGCAGAAGCTGCTGAAGGGGAAATGGATCTTAACAGGGCGCAAGAATTAGTTGGTACTACGGCAGCCAACCAATTACTTGTATTAACAGATAATTTAGAAAAGGTAAATGAGCTATCAAGTGCTTATGAGACTAACACTACTAAGTTAAAGGAAATGGCTGACCTTATGGGTGAGACTACTTTTGCTAAGGTTAAAAAGTTAGAGAGTGCATTTGAAGGATTTAGATTAGAGTTAGGTGAAGTATTAGCAGAAATGTTAATGCCTATGATAGAAACTGTTACAGAATTATTTGGTGAGTTTGGAAAATTAGACAGAGATACTCAAAAATTAATCGTAACAATAGGTGGTATTGCTCTAGTAGCAGGACCAGTTTTAATAGCTATAGGTGCTATGGTAGCACTTATACCATTATTAACAACAGGATTTACAGTAGTATCAGGAGTTGTGTCTGGATTTGCAGCAGTTCTATCAGCCCTAGGTATTGAAGTTCTTGCAGGTTCAGCGATATTCGCATCTATAGCATCATTTGCAGATACATTAGGAGATGAGGCTAGACTCAAAGCACAAGAGGATGCAAGAAGAAAAGCTATACAGAGTCAAAAAGGCTTTATGCTTTCAACTTGGAAAACTCACCAAGCTTTAGAGGCAGAAGCAGAAGCACTTAAAAAAGTGCAAAAAGAATTAGAGAGACAAGACGCATTTAAAAGACAAAAAGGATTAGATAGTGGAGCTATAGATAAGAAGGGTATGCAATTCGGTGGTATGCCTAGTTTAGCTGCTATAGCACCAACAGGAGTATCAAATGTAGTTCAAGGAACTTTGATTAACACTACAGATGCTATGCAACAAATGGTTGACAATTTTGATGCTAAAGTACAAAATGTAAAAGATACACTAACTGGATTTGCTTTAGATGTAGGATTTGCATTTTCTGATGCGTTTGCTCAAATGGCAGTATCAGGAGAGTTAAGTTTAAAAAACTTAGGTAATCTATTTTTAGATTTAATAAAAATGATGGGTAAGATGTTAATTCAAGCTCTTATAATGTCAGCAATATTTTCAGCTTTAGGAGTTGCTCCTGCAGGAGGTGCATTTGCAGGTCAAGGATTATCTACATTTAAACAAACAATGCTTGGTATGATGGGTGGTACTTTTGCCAACGGAGGTCAACCACCTTTAGGTAAAATATCGTTAGTCGGGGAAAGAGGACCAGAATTATTTGTTCCGAATCAATCAGGAACAATTATACCTAACCACGCTTTAGGTGGTGGTATGGCTATACCTGATGTAAGAATATCGGGTGATGATTTATTGATTGTATTCGATAGAGCTAATAGAAGAAAAGCTAGAAGATAATGGCATACGGAAAGTATAGAGACTCTCAAATAAAAGGTGAGGCAGGTACAACTTGGTACGTTGAAATTTGGAAAAAAAATTACTCAGGTAGTAGTACCGATATGATTCTTCAAGGTGAGGGCTTTGAAATTAAATGGACTGGTGAAGGTGGAACTAGAGATAGACAGTTTTTAACTTCGGAGTGTATTATAAGTTTATATGTTCAAAATAATCCTGATGAATCTTTTATCTATGATGTATTTGAAAAGGGTGACAAGGAGTATTTTGTTAGAATATATAAAAACTCTGTAAGTAACGCTAACCTTTGGTGGTTTGGATGGGTACAACCATCTTTTGATACATTATCTAATGAGCCATTTCCTTATCCAGTTAAAATAATTGCTACCGATTCTATAGGTGTATATAAAGAAAGAGAAGATGATTCTTTAACACCTTCTGATTGGAATAAAGCTTATAGGATAAATAATCATATAAACGATTTTGGTAGCACAATGTCTTTATTTGATAATTCATCTGCAAATGAATCGCCAATACCTCAAAATTATAAATGGTTTAAAACAGGTATAGATTGGTTTAGGAATGGTGATACTTATGAAGCTAAAGATCCGTTCTATTCTTATTATACTACAAGAGCAGCATACAGAGAAGATGTAGATAAAAAACCACTTAAATACAAAAAATACGATGTGTTAAAGGGTTCTTTACAAACATTTAACACTATAGGTTTTTTAAGTGATGGGCATTATTATTTTATTCAACCAAATAATAAAATAGCTACAAATGGTAATATAAGAATATACAATTATTTAGGTACAGATAATGAAGTAGCTTCAGGTGGTGACATAGCAGATGAAAGTGTAAATCTTACAATAGACCAATCTACTAATTATATTTTAGCAGGGTCTACAATCACTTTCGACCCAGTTTTAAAAAGTGTAAGTTGCGACTTCATAAATGGTGAGTCTACATTTTTAGTTCCTGATGATGCAGATTTAACAAGTGGATTTTCAGCAGGTCTATTACAAGGTGATACTGACCAGGAAGGTTCTATGAGTATAAATTTCGCTGCAACTCACAAAGAAGTTTTTAATAGAAATCAATTAAATTTTCCTAGTTCATCTTACGATTTAGTAAATGCAGGACACAAAACAACAGCTCAGTTACAAATTAAAATAGGAACTGGAGCAGACACAAGATATTTAAAACAGGGTGCAGGTTTTTTAGAATGGGGTACAGATACTACAGTACACACAATAACTTTGTATAGAGGTAAAAGTGTTGGTGGTGCAGGAACTATTTTAAATAACGCAGAATCTACTTATGTGTCAACAAACACATTAAGAAATAATGATGATATAGGTGATAATTTATCATTATCAGGTGCTGATGATAGTCCTTGTAGTATAGAAAGAGATGGAGATATATATACAGCAGAAACTTCTATAAAATTTGCAGGACAATTTCCTGTACCATTAGTTTCAGGAGAAGTAGTTATTACTCTTACTGCTACAAATGAATATACTCCTTATTATTATGATCCACCAAATCCTTCTTGGGCAGTAGATACTCCACTTATAAATTACTCTCACCAAACACCATCTACTGTTACTAGAACAACTGAATCAGGTTCTTATGGTCAAAATACTGGTAGTATAAGTGTAACAGGATATAATACAGTAGCTTTAAATAGTAGTCAAGTTGGATTAACTTTTACTACAAACCAATCTAGTAATGATGCTTTTGAAAATTTAGATTTAGGTGAAATACAAGTAGGTCAAACAACTACGGGTCAAGCTAATTTTCAAGACTCAATATATTCTGTACAATATAATACAGGAAGTGACGCTTCACCTAATATGTTTGCTGCAACTCAAGGTTTTAGAGCAAACGATACAGGTTCTTATTTAAATATTTTACAACTACTAACAAGTCAGTTTTTACAATTACAAACAGAACCTTTAGAGATATTACAAGCAGATGTATTTAGTGCTGATATATCTCCTATAAAAAATTTAAAATACTCAATAAATGACAATGGTGTTTTTAAGTATTATCAATTTTTAGGAGGTACATTTAAAGCTCAAAGTGAAACAATGAGTGGAGAATGGTTTAAGATAAATTCAAACATAAATGTACAAATACCAGATAATGAAATTATTAACGCAGGTAAAGGATTATCACCTTCATCTTCAGATATAGTAAATTCTACTTCAAAATTTAATACTAAAGTATTATTAAGTCAAATTAATGAAAATAGCTTAGGTACAACAAATGTTGCTATAGATGGAGGTAGTGCAACTACTTCTTTGACATTGTTAAATGATACTAAAGGTAAATTATATAATGGTCAGAAATTATTACTTACTTACGCAGATGGTACTAATCCATTAACATTAACTGCTTCGTCAACTGTTAGTAGTGTTAAAAATATACCTGTAACATCATTTAGACCTGAATTAGATTACCCCACAGGTTCTGTATTATCAACTTTAGGTTACGACCTAACCAATGTAATCACAGGTGGTGGTACTCCAGGAGGCTCAGATACAGAAGTACAATTTAATGATGGTGGTGCTTTTAATGGTACTGATTTATTAAAGGTAACAGGTACGAATGAGCTAACTATAGGTGGACCATCAGGGACAAATGCAAATGTTAAATTTAATTCAGGTGCTGATATAGTTTTAGGTGCTGATGTGGCAGGTGGTACTAGCTCAACAATTCAATATTTTGATAGTGGAAATACTAACAGAGTAATGCTTGGGGCTTATGCTACAGATATTGTAGTTCTGTCAAATAGAGCAGCAAATGGAATAGTACAGATTAGAGCAAACAATGCAACAGCAGGTGGTGCTGGTGAGCTTGTTATTGCTACATTTAAAGATACATCTGTTGATTTCTTAAACGCTGCTGAGTTAAGAGGCTCTAACATAGGTAACATATTTGATTTAGAGGCTTACTTAACTGCTGTTGATTTCAGTATGACTACACACGGAAGTCACCCTGCATTTACGCAAGACAATGGAGGTAGTTCTGAGGTAAGTAATGGTAATCTATCTCAATATGCCACATTTCAAGTGCCTTTAGGTTATAACGCTACACACGTTCAAGTTAATGGTAATAATAGTTCATCTACTTTTGATGTTTATGCTTGTCTTGTAAGTGATGGTACAGCTTCACAGCTAACAAGTAGTCCATCAGTAAACTCAAATCAAGCTTTATCATCAGTACAATCAGGTTTAGCAGGTAAATATCTAAGCATAAAATTTACTCCAGGAGCTACGGGAAGGACAGTTTACGGAGCAAAAATAACATTACAAAGATCATAAAAAGGGAGTTTGATTGTAGTGTATCTTTTCGCTACCTTTTCGATAGACTACTTTCACTCCCTTTAAATAAAAAAAAGAAAATGCAAGTGACAATAGGAATAATAGAGTTAATAATATCAATAGTTGTATTACTCTCAACAGGCGTAGGTGTTTGGACTAACCTACAAACTAAAGTAACTAAACTTTCTTCTAGGGTATATCACTTAGAACAATCTGATAACGAATTAAAAGTTATCTTAGCAGATATATCGACTAAGTTACACAAGATAGAATTATTGTTAGCTGCTAATCAAATCAAAGAGAAATGAGTAAAGAGATACAAGATACTTTTGATTTAAATGAAAGCTCTAAGATCCATTTAGATATAAAAAGTTTGATAGGTATTGTAGCAGGTATTATTTCTCTTGCAGGTATATGGTTTACACTGACAGCAGAAATTTCTCAGTTACAGCTAGATGTTATGCGTATGCAAGATGATGTAGCACTTAATCACGAATTTAGAGTTAAATGGCCTAGAGGTGAAATGGGTGCTTTACCTGATGATGCTAAACAAGATTTAAAAATAAACTATATACAAAAAGAAGTAGATAATCTACGCAAAGTAGTTAAAGATTTAGAAATTAAACAAGCAAAAAGTGAGCAATGAGACTAAGTAAAAACTTTGTGTTATCAGAGATTACTCGAAGTAACACAGCCAAAAGACTTGGAATAGATAATGAACCGACAAAAAAAGACTTGGAAAATATCCAAAGACTTATTACAAATATTTTACAGCCTCTTCGCAACCATCTTGGTCCTATTAGGATTAGTAGTGGTTATCGCAACAAGGAACTCAATCGTGCTATTGGTGGAAGCACTAAGTCACAGCATTGTAAAGGCGAAGCACTTGATATACAATTTTGGAAAGATGGCAAAATGTGTAATAAAGAAGTTTACGACTGGATTATAGATAACGCTATTGAGTTCGATCAAATGATAAATGAATTTGATTTTGCTTGGATTCACATATCTCTTAAAAAATCTAACAACAGACGAGAAGTATTAGAAGCCTATAAAGATAAAGATGGCGATACTAAGTACCGATACGCACCTGATATAATTACATTATGATAAAGAATATTCTTAAAAGTTTAGTAGGACAAGCTTCTACTATAATAGACGATGTAGTAACAACTGATGAAGAACGATTAAAACTTAAAAATGAGTTTGAGAAAGTTATACAAGAACACGAGAAGGAAATGTTTGCTCTTGAGGTTCAGGACAGAAGTAGTGCTAGAACAATGTTTATGGACGATAGCTTTATACAAAAAATATTGGCTATCATCTTTACTTGTGCTTATTTCTTTTTATCTTACACGATGTTTAAGTTCTTTGTGTTAAATACGCTAGAGCTGTCAGATTACGAGATAGGATTTGTTAGTAGTGTATTCGGTGCTATGTCAAGTAAAGTAAACACTATTATAGACTTCTTCTTCGGTGGATCGTCTAAGTCTAAATCTAAGTAAGATAAATTATGCCTTGGCTTCCTAAACCAAGAGATAGACGAACTAAGGCTGAGAAAAATAAGTCTTGGGGAGGTGACACTTCTTTTTACAGAAAGAGTGCCTGGAGGAAGTTAAGGAAAGTTGTATTAGATAAGAATCCTTTGTGCGTTCATTGTTTAGATAAGGATATAGTTAAACCTGCTGATGTAGTCGACCACATTGTGCCGATTAAAAAAAATGGAGCAAAGTTAGACGAATCTAATCTACAAGGATTGTGTCACAGTTGCCACAATAAAAAGACATATTATGAAAATAGACAACAATAGATATAGGAGTAAATATGAAGAAGATGTTTGTTCTAAATTGCATAAAAGTAAAGTCCCTTTTGAGTATGAAACTATTAATCTTTACTACGAGATTTCCGAACAGCGAAAATATATTCCTGATATTATACTCCCAAACGGAATCGTTATTGAACTAAAGGGAAGGTTCACATCTAAGGATAGGAAGAAGATGTTGCTGGTAATAGCACAACACCCTGACTTAGATATACGAATGGTCTTTATGAGACCTAACAATAAGTTAAATAAGAATAGTCGCACAACTTATGCCCAATGGTGCGATAAGAATAATATAAAATGGGCTAACAAATATATACCTACAGAATGGATAAAGGAAGCAAAAAAACCAA